ATTATGCACCATTGAGTGATCCTTTCTTTAAAAAAGCCATCAAAGATGGTTTGACTTTACAGAAATGAACCTATATAATAATATATGATGGATAATGTGGATAATCCGATAATACTAAACATACTACGCATACGAGGTAATACAAATGGTAGATTTTAAATCACTTAAAGCCAAGTCTTCTACAGACAAATTGACCAAAGCTCTTGAGAGCATGTCTAAAGGTCAAAGCGGCGGCAATTCTAAAGACGATCGTTTCTGGTCACCAGAAGTTGATAAAGCTGGTAACGGCTATGCTGTAATCCGCTTTCTAGATTCACCACAAGTTGACGGTGAAGATGGAATGCCATGGGTTCAGGTATTCAACCATGGATTCCAAGGTCCAGGCGGTTGGTTAATTGAGAACTGCTTAACTTCAATCAATCAAAAATGTCCAGTTTGTGAGCACAACAGTTCTTTATGGAACAGTGGTGTTGAAGCAAACAAAGAAGTTGCTCGCAAACAAAAGCGTAAACTTTCTTATATCGCTAACATTTTAGTTGTTAAAGATGCAGCTCATCCAGAAAACGAAGGAAAGGTCTTCCTCTTCAAGTTCGGTAAGAAAATCTTTGATAAGATCAAAGAGAAACTAGAACCACAATTTGAAGATGAGAAGTCAGTAAATCCTTTCAACTTCTGGCAAGGTGCTAACTTCAAGTTGAAGATTCGTAACGTTGAAGGATATCGTAACTACGACAAGTCTGAGTTCGATGTTTTATCAGCTGTTGATGAAGATGATGATAAGATTGAGAAGATCTGGAAGTCTGAGTATTCTCTAAAAGAATTCTTGAATCCAAAAGAATTTAAATCTTATGATGATTTGAAAACCAAGCTAGAACGTGTATTGAATCTAGCTGGAGCATCTAAGCCAAGACATGTGAATGTTGAGGAAGCTGGTGAGGAAGCAATCGTTGAACCAAGTCTTGAAGAAGACGATGACAACTTGAGCTACTTTAACAAGTTAGCTGCAGAATAATTGACCAACTCATGTTGGATTCAATTGGGGGAGGCGAAAGTCTCCCCTTTTTTATGCATGCATTCCCAGAATAGCAGCAGCTGATGCTGGGTTATCTTGCATACCAGCATTAGTAACTTTAACCCAAAAGTCATTATTATGTGCTGATGGTTCTATATTTGCTGCTTGCTGTTGACCACCTTTAGCAGCTGTTTGTTGGTTGATAACAACTGGTGCAGCTTGAGGTTGAACTTGAGCAGTTTTTGCTGCTGGTTGTGATTTGAAATGCTCATCATAAACTCTAGATATATCTCTATCTGATGATGATACTTCTCTAGCAGCCATTTGTCCTTCTGTCGGTTTTGCAGAAATGTCTGTTGGGCTTGACTGAGGTGAAACTGAAGTTCCTCCAGCTCTATTATAAGTATCCATCCAACTATTTGCATATGTTTCTGGAAGCATTCCACGATTAGCGGCTAAAGCTGCAGCTGAGATATTACCTTGTATGTTTCCAGTATACCAAGCTAGTGGTACAGCTCTAACATCTCCACCAGATTGTTTTAAAATATCTTGAACATATCTTCTGGCAACTTGATCTTGAATGTCAGATGGAGCATCTTTTGCTCTTGCATATTTTTCGCCTATTCCATATTTTTTTGTTAAAGATTTCCAAGTTGAATCTAGAAATTGATATGCGCCTGAAGCAGTACTTTCTGTATTGAATGCTGTGTAATTATTTCTAGATTCTTTCATTCTAATTGTGGCTAGAATTTTTTCCACTTGATCATTACCAGGACCATTGCCGCTTACTCTATCCCATAAAGAAGAAAATCCACTTTCACCGACATATGAACCTATAAGTTCTCCAGCAAACTCAAATGCAGGTATTGCAGCAAGACTTAATCCAGCTGAAAATGGAGCAAGTGCTCCACCAACTACAGCGCCAATGCCAGCACCAATTGCTCCACCAGCAACAGCACCACCAGCACTACCTGCCAGACTAACTGCACTTTTCTTTAAATTCTCAGCATTAACTTCTTTACCTTCCACAAAATAACTTGCAGCCTCAAATAGTGCGCCAAATCCTGCGAATTTTCCAGCTTTACCTAAAGCGCCTTTCAATGCTTTACCTGCACCTTCAGAAAGATATTTTCTTGCCAGTAATCCTTTTGATGATTTGACTGAATTTAATAATTCTGGATCTCTGACAATATTCAGAGCTTCTTGTTCAGAAATATAAGTTTTGGAAACTTTATCATAATACATTCCATTTTTCTCAACAATTCCAGCTCTTCTTAATTGTTTAATTTGAGCTTCTTGAATATTGCCTCTTAAACCTTGTTCTTCAAAAAATTGGTTTATATTTTTATCTTTAATTTCTTCACCAATATTTCCATTTGCGTCAACTTTATGAAAAGAACCAGTTTCTGAATTAAAAGTAATGTTATTTTTTTGCAGAGCTTGTTTTTCAACATTAGATAGAGACTGATACATCTCGCCTCTAGCTTCTCTATAAATCTTATGCTGCTCTGATGCAATATTACCGTGCATTTTTTCTTGAGCTTTTAATTCTTGAAACGGTTTTCCTCTTGTCCCACGTTGTGCTGATTTTGCAGCATCTCTAGCTAATCGAGCTTCTGTAAATTTCTCAAGAGCTTGTTGTGATCTTTGCGCAGCGCTCATAGTTTGCTCGCCGAAGGCACCAATTCCACCTCTTCCGATCATCCCTGCTTCTTTAAAAAAGGTAGATTGAATTGCTGCTGCACCTGTTCCAAAAACAGCCATTCTACTAAAACGTCCACCTGCTCCCATTGCTCTTGCAGCTAAAGCTTCTTCTGCAGCAACGGCAGCTTTGCCACCACCTCTACCCAATAATTTCTTTATTCCGAAGCCAGCAAGTCCAAGAGCGCCTATGGTTTCAGCTATCTCTTCAACTCTATTAAGCAACCCACCTTTACCGCCATTATGTTGTAGAAGATCTAAAATTTGATCTAACTTGCCGTCAATATTCTTTTCAAAATCTACCATCTCATAATGTCTTTCGGCTTGTAATGCTTCTATTTGATCAATATCGAGATTGCCTGTTCCACCTTCTTCCATTAGTTTGAAATCTTTATAATTTTTTATTTCTTGTATTTGACTTTTTAGATTTGAGATTTCTAATAGAACTCCAGCTTCTGGTATTCTAGTGGCATAATCTGGCTCATTTTTCGTAGCAGTTTTTGGAACTACTTGTTGAACATCATATATTTTTTCTTTTGATTTAATTGATGAAGATTTAACACGATCTGAAACATTTGATATTTGTTTTAAAATTCTACCAACATCGTTTTGAGTCTTATCAGCAGTTTTTTGTACCTTTGAAATACTCTTTTCATTTTTGTTGATTGATTTTTTAACTTCTTTCAACTCACTTTCAATAGAATTAATCTTTTTAGTTTGAGCTTTAGTGTCAGCTGTTTTGTCTGATGCTGTTTTTGATTTAGTTGTTGTTTTAGTAGTAGCACTTTTACCAGCCTCACCAAAAAGCGATGTCATGATATTCATTTTAATTGTTTGTGCAATTTCCTTAGCATCACTAGCATCTATATTTGGATCTTGTGCTCTTATGATCGCTGATAGCGCCTTAATAGAAAATCCTGTTGGTGTTACTTTGCTTACCATTTTCTTGATTTATTTTCCATTTCTTTTAGTTTAGCATTCTCATTTTCTTCTTTAATCTTAGCTGACAGCATTCCAATATAAGCATCTTTTTCCCACGGTATCATATCATCAAAAATTCTAAAATCAATTTTATGGTGATAAAGGAGCATAAAATTCAAATTGAAAAACTCCTTTAATCCCTCATTACCAAAGCTTAGATAAAAAAATCGTTGAGACCCTCCAGCACAAACTTGTGCTTAAATCCGCATTTTGGACAATCTTTATTTAACTCTTGTCTAATAGTTGGCAAGTTCTTAAAAAAGTTTGTCAATAAGTCATATTTTTCTGCAGGTAGATTCATTACAAATTCTACTAATTCTTCTACAGTTGCATCTTTAGAGTAATATACATTTTCCTTGTCAAAAATGTAATCGATACATAATGCTATTGTTTTAAACTCATCATTTTCTTCTAAATTCTCTGCAGGGTTTGATAATTTTTGAATCACCTCAAATGTTGGATAATTCATTTGTATTCCAACATCATCATTGATCATTATCTTTGTAGAGTTCTGATCAAGATTTACTACTGGAACACTTAAAAGATCAATAGATCCATCAATTATCATTCCGCATTCTGATTTCTGATCGCCTTCTCCAATTTCATTTTTACATTTAAAGAACACGTTTATGTTCTCACCAATTGATCTTGCTCTGAAATTTAAAAATAAAACTTCAATGTCAACGAGTGGCAATTTATCTACATCAATGTTTTCATCTAGAAGACAATTTTTAATAATTTGTTTAATCGTATTGACGACTTCATTAGCATCTGTCTGTTCAGTTGCAAGAAGCATCAGTTTTTGTTCCTTAACCAGAAATGGTCTGAACTTAACTGGGTTTTCTTGAGAAAACAGTTTCACTTCATAAGTCGGTGTCGCGATTGTCGGGAATTTCATATTCTACCTCAATTTTTAATTATATTGGCAATCCACTGGCTGATGCTGATTCTTCATCAGTCAGTGGAGTAAATGGTTTACCAGTAATTGGATTAATTGGTGTTGTCGATTCATTTGAATTTTGAGTCGATGCAGCTGGAGCTGGTGATGGTGGCGGCACAGACTGAACTGATGTTGGTGATGGAACTGCGCTAGATCCAAAATCATAACTTGGAAGATAAGCTTCTGGACTTGGATTGTTCAGGTCAGTTATGTATGTTCTCCACTTATTGTAGTGGAATGTGACTTGAAGTTCATGTATTCTGTCATCAGCCCAATTTAATGGTTGTGGTGCAATCGCAATAGGAAAAGCGCCAAACAGTGTTGTGATATAACTTGGAGTTCCATCAACAGTATATTGTGTTATTGTAATATCTGTTGTTGTTACTGGACCATTTTTATCTTGAGGGTATCCAACTAATCCTGTTTGAAAGTTTATAAGATAATTCATCCACCACTCAAAGAAATTTCTACCCATCATATCACCAAAACAATATAGACTTAGAGTTATTGGTGTGAACGTTGGAAAGTGTGACAATCTTTGAGTAAATGCATAATGTCTATATTCTATTGGATTGTGATTGATCCCTGGAAGTTCTGCCATGTTACAAGCATATCGCATATCGAAATATGATGAATAGTTGTATCCAGTTCCAGAAAGCGTAGTCATACATTTTGGTATTGGTAGATTGACTAAAAATCTACAAGTCTTGGCAAATTCATTATTGAGGTCAAGCTGAGTAAACATATTAGAGATGTTTGAAACAGATTGACTTGTTTTCGGACTTGGTGCTTGGAATTGTCCTGAGTTGTTTTGATTATTGCTGAGGATAGAACCAAGTAGTGATTGTGCAGCTCCAGCTAAAACAGGATTTCTTATGTTTTTTGTAGCTGAGCTTACCAAGCTTCCTGTAATGTTATTGATATTTTGTTGAATAACTGTATCAGGATTAGTGATACCGACAGGATTTAAATTAATAGCCATTAGAATTGCCTTAGAGATTGACGTTGAACTTGAGTTGCAGAAGCTCCAATAAATTGTTCTGTTGGTAGGAAAATTGCAATTTCCCAATCGTCAGGTGCAACCTCAACAACTTTAGAATCTAAATGAGAATACAGATATCTTTTTAAGCAAGGAGCAAATTCTCTATATCTTCTTGTGCTGCTTAAAATATTATAACTGACTCTCATTTTTGTTGTTTCATCAAAATTCTTATTGTTCAAAAGATCATAAAGTTTATTCAATAAAGCTAAACGATGTTTTGATGAAATGTAATGTAAATTTAAACCAAGAAACCCATCACTATAATTTTCAATTGGAATGACCAACGGAAAACGATCATAATATGGAAGTACATCTTTTAATTTTGGATCATAGGAATAGAAATACATCTTTCCTACAATAATTCTTTTTGCGAATACATTATCGGTTGCAGAAAGAATATTTCTTCTGCTGGTTTGAAGAGTTCTTACGTTTCTTCTGAGCCAGTCTCGAGCTTTTTTGGATCTGACGTTGATATTCTCTTTCGCCAGATTATCCCTTACTTTTTCTATTAGACTTGCCATCAGGTATTTTTAACTCTCTTTCCGTAATAATTTCAAAATGCCAACCGCGATCGGCGCAAAACTCTCTGGCGGCTTTAAACTTGGCTTCATTTACTCCCCAAGTCGCAACCTCATTAATGAAGCTTCTGGTCACCTTTTTTGGTTTCACAGGCGGCTTAGTTTGTTTCTCAGGTTTAATCTCAATTACAAATCTTTTGATACTTCCATCCTTGCCTTTTATTTTAGCCACAAAGTCTGGAAAGTATCTATGATATTTATTGTCTAGAGGGGAGATATATGGAATGATCAGTTCTTCGTTTGACCATTCGACAACATTTTCGTTATCGTCAAACCACTCCATAACTTTTCTTTCCCAGAGACTTCTGTACCAAATGTTGGAGACGTCCCCATAATACTTTTTCTGGTTTCTGGGGTGAAAACGACCTGAGTATGCCATATAAATAATCCAATAACACTAAAGCTTATTTATAGCTACAGGTATCACAATGGGTTTATTTTCTGGTATTTCACTAAGTTCAATTGTTGGACAGGGTGTGCAACAAGGCATACTTAATGCAAGTAGCGTTTCTCCTGGTCCAGTTTCAACTATTGGTCTTAAACAATCACCAAAACAAACAATTACTGCAGTTACTGCAGCAAAAAGCAGTGGTGAATTAGCAGCTTTATCTCCAGGACCAGCAAGCAGAAAAATAAGCGGTGAAGGAGTTGGGGAATATACTGTCTATAGATACCCAAATAATCTTCAAGGAAACAGTCAAGAAGATCCACCGCATGCTGTTCTTTTCTATGTTAATGTTCCAGTAACTTCCTCATATAAAACTGACACATCACAAATTGTGCAAAATAACTCTGTATATTATGGCGGTGTTGGAGGAACTACAAATCCGCAAAATAATACGACAAACGCTGATGGTGAAGTTCCTGAAGTGGTTACTACTGGACAAGGATTTGCAACTAAAGGGATTGCAGTACAACAAAATTCTCAATTCACAGGTGGAACTTTAAACTCCACACAACTTTCATCATTACTTCAACCATCTTTAAGTAGAATATCCACAGCAATTGCTCTTTATATGCCTGATACGATTACTGCAGCATATAATCATAATTGGAATCCAGTATCACTATTTGATGCTCTTGGTAATTTTGGACAATCAGCGATAACAGCATTAGGTGCTGTAGAAGCTGCAAAAGATTTAGCCAATAGATTTACTGGAGCATACAAACCATCACCAGTAAATACTACTCCAATAGAAAGAACTGCATTTACAAATATAACGAATGCTACTCTTGGCACACAAGGAACTGGAGTTCTTGAAAATTCAGCAGGATATGCCTTAAACCCTCAAATTGAAATGTTGTACAGAGGAACAGATAATAGAGAGTTTACATTTGAATTTAGATTTCAACCAAGAAGTTCTGATGAGTCTGTAGCAATTATGAACATCATCAATACATTTAAAATGTATGCTGCTCCAGAGTTAATTTCTCAAGTTGGTGGAAGCGTTTATGGTAGATACTTTATACCGCCAGCACAATTTGATATTCAATTTGCATTCACATCAGGTAATAATCCATATCTACCAACAATATCAACATGCGTCTTACAAAATATTAGTGTAAATTATTCTAAGGCTGGACACTTCGCAACGTTCACTGATGGTATGCCAGTTGAGATAGGTTTAACGTTAATATTTAAAGAAGTTGATATTATGTATAGACAACTTATTCAGAAGTATGGATATTAAAAATGCAATACTTTCAAAATTTCCCCAAGGTTTTATATTCTTTTGATCCAAATTTAAAAGATGCATTTTTAGTCACCAACATATTCACACGTGTTCAATTTCTTACCGACTATTTACAAAATCTTAATATTTTCTACACATATAATATGCAGGATCATGATACTTTTGAAAGTATCGCAGAAAAATATTATGGTGACGCTAACAGATATTGGATAATTCTACTTGCTAATCAAATAATAAATCCAGCATATCAAGCTCCATTAAATGATCTTGAATTTATTAATTATTTGACTAACAAGTATGGATCAGTAGTTGTCGCTCAATCTACGATAGATCATTATGAGAAAGTTACAGTAACGACTGCATCTCCATTAGGTGCGCCATCATCAATAACAACTTCTAAATTGTATTATTCTAATACGACATATTCTATTGTTGATGAGGTGTCAAATCAAACTATCACAAATCTACCAACATTGGCGCATCCAACACTCCAATTAACATCTCCTCAATCTGTTAGCCTTGATGGTACAACGTATTCAACTGTCATCACGTTAAACGCTATTTCTTCATATAATGCTGAATTTAGCGAGAACCAATCTAAAAGAGTGATACAACTACCTAAGAAAGAATATGCAGCTCAAATTGAAACTCAATTGAAATCACTATTAACATCAACATTATAAAATGCCAATTCCACCAAATACAACTAATTCGAATGTAATACCAAAAGGTCTGAGTCAATCTACAGATTATAAATTTCAATGTCAAATCATAACAGGAAATGGAACTCTGACTGACATTAGCGATCTTGTTTTACATTTTAATTTATATGAAAGTATCTTTAGTCCTTGTATGACAGGAACTATAATTGTCAGTGATTCTTTAGATATTATCACAAATTTAACTCTTCATGGAAATGAGTGGGTTTATATATCATTAGATAAGCCATCATTAAATAGACCAATAAAAAAATACTTTAGAATTTATAAGGTTTCAAATAGAGGCGCTGAGAGTCAATCTATTCAAAAATATATTATATCTTTTTGTTCTGAAGAATTAATTCTTTCAAGCCAATTTTATGTTAGAAAGACGTACAAAGGTCTATCTATTGATTCTATGGTTTCTGATATTTTACTTAACTTATTAAAAGTTCCTACCAGTAAAATTAATAATATTAGATCTACCTCTGGTTCTTATGATTTAATGATTCCCAGAATGCGCCCATTAGAAGCAATTGTTTGGTTGGCATCTAGAGGATATAATACTAATGAAAACACTTTCTTTTTTTATGAGAGTGCAGATGGATTTAATTTTACATCTTATGAAAATATGATAAGCCAAACGCCATATACGACTTTTTCTTGGCGACCAAATGTTGTTGGCGATCCATCTCAAGACATACAATCTTTAAGATATGCTAAGAATGATGTTGATTTTGATATTCTTAGAGGAAATAGATATGGTCAATTTGCATCATCTTTACTAACTTTTGATTTAGTTAACAGAACAAAAAAAGCTTATACTTCTAGTGGGGTGAACACTCCAGCCAAGAGTCTTTTGAATTCAAATTTACCAGCCAATCTGACAACAAATAGATTGAATATGACATTATTCGACGCTACAGATTCTGTTGTTAAATTTGTTCCAATAACCGATTCTGATTCTACAACAAATAAATTTGTTCCTCAAAATTGGATGTTGCAAAATCAACTTAAATTAGCTCAGTTGCAAACATTAAAAACCACAGTTGTAATCGCTTCAGATTTCCAAATAAGAGCTGGTATGACATTAAATTTGATTCGTCCTAAAATGAAACCTCAAAACAAATCAGACAGCGAATATTTGGACACATTTAGAACGGCTAAATATTTGGTATCAGCAGTGAACCATGGTATTATTGGTGACATTTCATCAACAACTCTAGAACTATTATCTGATTCTTTTGCAGATAAAATACCAGGACCAGCAAGTAATGCTGGTGCATTACAACAAGTGAAACAATCATGATAGAAAAGAATTATGCTGGTTTAGATAATTTCGTATGGTGGATTGGCGTTGTTGAAGATCGCCAAGATCCAATGCACCTTGGACGTTGCCGAGTTAGATTTTTTGGTTTCAACAATGAATCTTTAACTGAAAACCCAACTCAAAATTTACCTTGGGCACATCCAGCTCATTCTTTAAATGACCAAACATTTAGCACGCCAAAAGAATCTGATGTTGTATTTGGTTTCTTTGCTGATGGGCAAAGCAGACAATTTCCTATAATGTTAGGCGTGATTCCTGGATATTACACTAACGCTAACAATCCAGGAACAGGCTACAACGACGTCAGAAATGACGCAACAGTATCAAATGCGCCTAGACCTCCAGCTTCTAGAAAATACAATACTGATGGGACAGGAATTGTAATAACTGAAAATACTGATGTTTCAACTTTAAGATATCCAAGACCTAATCAAGTATCAAACACTTCTATAACAGGTCTTGCTTCAAATTTAAATGTTCCAGCAAATGATGTCGTAATAGATAAAGCTGTGAACAGAGATTTAAAAGTTCCAACTGCTGCTGGAATAACTTGGGACGAACCATACACACCATTTAATCCAAATTATCCATACAATCAAGTCAAAGAAACAGAATCTGGGCATGTGTTTGAAATGGACGATACTTTTGGACATGAACGTGTTTCTATGATTCATCGTTCTGGAACGTTTATGGAAATGCATCCAGACGGCTCTAAGGTTCAAAAAGTAACCAACGCTAATTACGAAATTGTAATGGGTAGCGATTATGTTCATATTATGGGACTATCCAATAAAACTGTAAACGGAGACCTAAATGTTTTAATTGGCGGTCAATGTAATGTACAAATTTCTGGAACCACAACCATAACTGTTGCGAATGGCGATATCAATATGACTGCGCCTCAAGGTAATGTCACCATAGCTGCAGGACAAACTCTGGCTTTACATGGTAATCAAATAGACATATCAGCTGCAACAAGTATCAACAAGTCAGCTGGTTCTACAGTTGGCGTTAATGCTCCAGGTGGAATGCATATGATAAATGGAGACATTACAACAGGAAATAATTTAAGTAGCGATAATGGTTTCAGCGGCACACTTACTTCCGTTACAGGAGCGCAATATCATTTTGTTAATGGAATTTGCGTCAATAAGAGCACATAAGGAATTTGTAAATGAGCGAGAATAACGGTTTACTTCCAGTAAACATTAAACATTTAAACGATATAGCCACTGGCTTAGATAATATGGCTACCTCGAGTTGCGATACAATCCAAGCTGCGATTAATCGTCAGTTGAAAGGTGTAGAAGATCTTATTGCTGATATGGTTAAAGAAATTAAGGCTCTATCTCAATGGGCAGATTTGATAGATTTTAATCCATTTTCATTTATTAAAAAATTCATTAAAAAGGTTATCGGTCCACAGTTAGATGCAGCTATCAAATATGCTGTACAATTGGCTTTACTTTTACAAGCTGTTATAAAAATCGCCCAAGCTGTTCAAAGATTGGCTGTAAAGATAATCGGTTGTACGGTTTCAGCTTTTAGTCGTCTGACAGCTGTTATTGGTAAGCTCACTTCAGCTCTAAAAGGTGCATTGGCAAACATTCTTAATATACAAAACAAATTTAAAGCTGCAGTTGCCAAGGAAGTTAAAGGTGTTATAACTTTTGTAAATCAGGCTAAAGCAAATGCGATTGCAGAAGTTAACCAAGTAACTAAACCAGATAATGGTGACGGGAAAGGACCAGTTGTTGTTAATACGCCAAGCGTCCCATCTACTCCTCCTTCCACTGATGCTCAGATTGCAGCGTTATCGGTTGGGCAAAGTTAAATAAATATAAAAAATGGCAAGATCAAATACATCAGCAATAGTTTATAGCGACTTTAACGTTAATTTTGACGTTAATCCAGTCACAGGCGACTTACTTAAAGTCACTGGAATAAACTCTGTTACACAATCTTTGATGAATTTGGTTCAAATAAATTATTATGAAAAACCATTTCATCCAGAGATTGGATCAAATATTAGAAACTTGCTATTTGAACAAATGGATCAAATTACGTCAAATGCTTTATCTAAAGAGATTCAGATTTTGATTGAGAACTTTGAGCCTAGAGTTTCCATTAATAATGTTATCGTCCAAACGGACTATGATAATAATGGATATAATATTGAAATTGATTTTAATATTTTATCGGTAAATAATTCTTTTACAGTATCATCATTTCTTCAAAGGCTTCGTTAAATGGCTAACAATACTTCACAGATACAATTAACTGCACTAGATTTTGATGCCATCAAACAGAACCTGATCACATATTTACAAAGTCAATCTCAATTCGCAGATTATAATTTCCAAGGTTCAGCTTTTAATATTCTTTTAGACATCCTTGCATATAATACAACATATAATGCATTCTATATGAACATGCTTGCGAATGAGATGTTCTTAGATACAGCAGTATTGAGATCATCAGTTGTATCACAAGCAAAATCCTTAGGATACACTTCAAAGTCATCAACAGCAGCACAAGCAATCGTTAATCTTACAGTAACAAAAGGAATAAACGATCAGACAACTATTCTGAATGTGCCAAGATTTACATCTTTTGTATCCTCAGCTTTAAATGGCGCATCATATACCTTCTACACAGTTGAAGATTCAGAATATGTTGCAAACACTGGAAACACTTTTACCTTTAATTCTTTAGTCATTAAAGAAGGTGTTCCTACAACTAAATCTTTCTTATATTCTTCAACAGCTAATCCATCTCAATATTTTGATTTGGTTGACCAGAATATAGATCTTTCAACACTACAAGTTGTTGTTCAATCTTCTACAACCAATCCTTCCTATACAGTATTCACTTTGGCTGAAGATGCAACAACTGTTACTGCAAATAGTAATGTATACTTTGTTGAAGAAGGTCCAAATGCCAATTATATAATTTATTTTGGAGATGGAATATTAAGTGCAAATCTTGTTGATCAAAATATTGTAACAGTAAGTTATTTGATCACCAATGCTGACAATGCTAACGGTCTTCAATCTTTTGGTTTACAGACAAGTATTTTAAATGGTTCTGTTTCTAGCGTAACTACTGCCACTCCATCTTTTGGCGGATCTCCTATTGAGAGCATTGACAGTATCAAATCAAATGCTCCTAAGTCTTTTATTGCTCAAAACAGAATTGTTACCAAAAACGATTACATTACAATTATTAATAAGAAATATCCTTACTTTGATTCAGTTACTGTTTGGGGTGGTGAGGAAGAAACTCCCCCAGTTTACGGTCAAGTGTTCATTTCAGCTAAACCAAAAAATGGATATGTCACAACTACTTCTCAAGTAGATTATCTAATCAATAATATCATCAAACCATTTAGCGTATTAACAGTTACTCCAAATTTTGTAAATCCAGATTACGATTATTTAAATTTCAATTTAAATGTAAACTACGATCCTTCGCAAACAATTCAATCTCAACAAAATCTTGTTTCTTCTATCATTAGTACTGTTTACAATTATGCAAATACTAATTTAAATACATTCAACTCATCATTCCAATATTCAAAATTCTTAACTGCAATTGATGGAACTGATCAATCAATCCAGTCATCAACAGGAACAATTTATATTGAGAAAAGATTTAGCCCAAGTTTAGTAGAATCTGAAACATACACTATTAAATTTGGAACTTCTCTACATCACGGAATTTCTAACGATAGATTATACTCAACTGGTTTTATCCAATTAGATTCAAGTGGTAATGAACAAGAATGTTATATTGAAGAAACTCCATTTGACTTTGGAAGTATTGCAAGTGTAACAATTAATTCTCCAGGTTATGGATATACAACAGCACCAACTATTATTATCGAAGGTGACGGTTTGGGTGCAAATGCATATCCTGTTATTGTTAATGGTCAAATTAATTCTGTTGTTATTGATGCTGCTGGTAACAACTATACGACAGCAGCTATCTCATTATCTGGTGGTGGCGGCACAGGCGCATCATTGACTCCTAATTTAACTGGTGGAACTGGTGTGCTGAGAACATATTATTTCGACACCAATAATGTAAAGCATATTTTAAATCCAACAGCAGGAACAATTGATTACATTAATGGTATAGTGACATTAAATAGTTTCTATCCATTAAGCGTTGTTGGAACTGATGGGATTCTTTCTATATTTGCACAACCAGATAATTATAATTTCTCATCTAAAAATGAAATTATTTTGACACTAGATCAAACAAGCTTAACGGCAGTATCAGTAATTCTAAACGCATCATCATAATATGGCAACAACAACACTAACAACATCAGGATTATTGGAATCACAATTTCCAGAATTTATTGTAGCCAATAATCCAAATTTTGTTGCCTTCGTTAAGGCATATTATCAATGGCTGGAAGATTCAAACACTGGTGCTGTTCTTTTCCAAACTGATAATTTATTGAGTTATAAAGACGTAGACGAAACTACAGATCAATTTATTCAGTATTTTATAAATGACTTTCTTCCATATTTTCCTCAAGAAATTGCAGCTGATGAACGTAAACTTATCAAAGCTGCTAGAGAATTTTATGTAACTAAAGGTAGTGAGAATTCTTTAAAGTTTTTATTCAGAGTTCTTTATAATGAAGATGCAGAAGTCTTTTATCCAAAACAAAATATTTTAAAAGCATCAGACGGTAAATGGCAAATTCCACAAGCAGTTAGATGTATTCTGGGAACTGGTGGATATCCGAGTGTTAATGTTGGTCCAAATTTTGATCCAAGTAACCTCGTTCAAAGACAAGGTGTTGGCTCATTATCAAATACGACATGTACTATTGAGTCTGCATACGCAACCGTTGATCCACAATTCGGATTTGAAGTTATTGAAATTTATCTTTCTAACATTAATGGATCGTTCGTTGCTGAAGAAAACTTAGTTGTAAATGGAACATACGCTAACACTGAATCGTTCTCATTCCAACAAAAGATTATTGGATCTCTTTCAAATATTGTGATCAATCCAAGTTATCAAGGATTAAACTATAACGGACCAACTTATAACTTTGACGGAACTATAAACTATCCTGGAGATCCAGTTGTTATTTTTGGCGGTTTAGCTGACACTCCTCAAGCAACTAAAGCTGTTGCATACGTTAACAATGTCAGCGTCGGATCAATCTATTCTGTTGGTACAGAAAGCGGTGGTTGGGGATATAGAACATTCCCTAACACTGTTGTCACTGTTGTGTCAGATACAGGTGTTGGAGCAAACGTTGTCGTTCAATCAGTAGATTACATTAACGTTGCTGCAAACTCAATTTTTATTAATACAGATGCGATTGAATTTATCGCAAATGCAACGATTGAGTTTTACGCTAACTCTTATACAATCAATGGCATCTCTCCGTCTGGAACTACAACACAAACTGTAAATTTAAACACAGCAACTTTCCAAGCAAATACAACTATTGATAACTTCTATAGAAACTATTATCTCCAAGTTGTTTCAGGAACAGGACACTCAGCATCACCAAACGTTGCAATTATTGAACATTATTACTCGTCAAATCAGATTGCTGTGTTGGGTTCGCCATATTTGGGTGCAACTTTAGACTCTACAAGTAATGTTGTTCTATATGCAGATCAATATTATGGATTTGCTAATAACCAAATCTTCATTAATGGATGCACTGGTGCAGGTAACAGCTTAAGCACTGTAAATCTTCATAGCACAACATTCACACCAAGCGCAGTTAATGGTTACTATAACAACTCCTTAATTGAATTTGTGGCTGGAGCTGGAGCAGGTTCCGCAGGATTAATTACTGCATATAATGGTTCAACAGGTGTTGCTACATTTATACCACTCCCACAAACGCCACCATTAAGTGTGGCTCCAAACGCAACTACAAATGCTGTTGTGTTTTACGAAAATGCTAACACAAAATTAGGTAATGCATTCCAATACACTAACGTACAAGTTGGTAAGATCTCAACAATGAACGTGATCAATGGTGGTTACGGTTTTAAATCTAAACCAACTCTATCTCTAGATTCTCAATTTGAAACTGATTTCTCTTTAGCATATGCAGGATTCCTTGATCCTACTAATGTTTCAGAACATGCAAATACCGTACAATCTATTAGAGACATTGGTCAGATTGCTAATGTTCAAATTGTAACAGCAGGTATAGGATACGACACATCAAAAGATGTTATTGTAATTAATAACTCTCTTGGTCACGGTGCAGCATTCAGTTTCACAACTCATCCTAATGGCGCCATCTCAACAGTTTCTGTTACAAATCCTGGAGAAGGATACACTTATCCAATCTCAACAACAACTCCAATCTATTTGGCCAACAGTGCAAATACTCAAAACGCTGCAAGCGGAACTGGAGCACAGTTAGTTGCTTATGGTTTTGATGAAGGTGCAGCCTTTGACATTTCTGTAACAAACATCGGTCAAATTTATGACTTTAGAATTGTAAGTCGTGGATTCGACTATCAAACAACACCGAATGTCTCATTAGCAATTATTGATCTTCCTGTTGCACAAAACATTTCAGTAAATGGAATTATTGGTGTAGGGAACACAACAACAGCTATCAATCTTCATAGCGTGAATTTTACTCCAAGCACAATAAACAATTATTATCAAAACACAGTATTGCAAATTGTGGCTGGAACTGGTTCAGGAAGCTTGCCAAACTCAGCAGTCATTAGAGACTATAATGGCAATACAGGTGTTGCTAATCTTGCTACAGCTTTAGCAGTAGCACCAGATTCAACAAGTAATTTGATAATGTATAATGCTAATGTAACATTTAATTATCCTGCTTTATTTGAAGATGATTTCGTTTATCAAGGAGCAAACGCTAAGACTGCTACATTTACAGCATTCTTTGACAAGTTTGGTTCTCAATATGCAGGACTATTATCTAATTCTACAATAAGACTTTACAACTATACTGGAACATTATTGCCTGGTTCAAATCTTGTATTTTCTAATGCTGCAATTAATGTTTCTCCAGTTCCAAATGGAACTTCTGTTCTTGCTACTGTTTATGGTAACGGTAGAGCAAGAGCTAATGCGATCTTCTTAAACGGATTGATTCAATATCCAGGATACTATTTAAATACTGATGGGCAATTAAGTGCGGATCAATATTTACAAGCTAATACTGAATACCATAATTTCTCTTACATCGTTCAAGTTAAAGAAGCATTAACAGAATACAAAAATACCTTATTGAACATTTTACATCCTTCTGGAATGCAAGTTCTTTCTTATATGAGTATTCCTGATAATCAGTTTAGTCAAATTGATTTAACTGCAAATCTATCAACTTTTAATATTCTAAATGGTTCAGTAACATCTAATTCATATTGGTCTAATGCAGTTTTAGTTGGCGCAAGCACATACTTTGCTGCTAATGCTAAAGTTGGCGATTTTGTTGTTGTTGGATCAGGGCTAGGAAACAGAGAACAAGTTAAAATTATTACGAATATTACCGACAATACTCATTTGACCATGGAAAGTAATACAATGTTCTTGGGTCCAGGATATTTGGAGACCATCAACTATAGCGCATCAAACTATACGATTTCTCAGTTCAATACAACTGGAAACGCAATCGCTGTAAACTTGAATACTGCTAATTTTATCGCCAACACAACGGTCGACAATTATTACAATAATGGCACAATTAAAGTCACAAGCGGTAGTGGTTATATTTCTGATGCTGTTGGTTTAATTACTGGTCCAGGCAATACCTCGAGCCATGCAAATTTAAATACACTAACATTCACAGCCAGCCACGTAGATGGTTATTATGATGGATATTATTTAAAGGTTGTAAGTGGAACAGGCGCTTCAGCTTCTCCAAATACTGCAAATATCACAGCTTATTTTGGTGCAAATCAAATCGCTGTTTTAGATACAAATCTAGGAGCAACTTTAGACTATACAAGTGATGTTGTAATTTATGCTCCGAATACTGCAACAATCGTTGGGTACTATTCAGCAAATCAAATCGCTATACTAAATACTCCATTGAAAGCACCATTAGATTCAACAAGTGATGTCATATTGACTATCCCTTCTGTTTCTAATACATTCTCAATTATGCCTCAAACTGAAAATGTTTATGGACAAATTCTAGTAGGAGACGGAATCGCATTTGATCTAGGTGTTGCTAATACTAGATTTAATGCTAATGTGGTTTATATAAGCGAAAGTGGAAATGCTTTAACTGTGGACACTCCAATCAACTTGTTGACAACTAATGTTGCTAACCAGTCATATTACATCTATCCGCAGTTTAATGGAACTTCATATACATTTATTAATAATCAATAATCAAGGTTAAACATGAGTAGTCTACTTACTGTAAAACAAAAAGTTCTTTTAGCGACAGCTCTAGAAGATTCTTGGATTACCACCAGCAACACTTATCTTGGTATTGGTGCAGTAGTTCCTTGGGCAAATGGTTCTATTCCAAATGCTAATAACAGTACCGATTCTGACAACTTTGTTTTCGACAATTTAGTTGCTCTTAAGAAATTAACTGCTTCTGATTTCAGTCCTGTTATTCCTAGAGTCGATTGGACATATGGTTCATTATATGTCGCTTATGATAATCAACTTGATATGTTCACGTATGACGATTATGATGTTGGTAATGGTACAATCACAATCACTTCGTCAAACAACACCATTGTTGGAAACAACTCAACATTTTTCCTAGATTATGGCGTTGGACAATATGTGGCATATGTTAACGTTGCGACTCAAAGCTACGAAACAAAAGAAATTGTTGCGATTACTTCTAACACACAAATGATGGTAAACTCTGGACCAACATTCTCAGCAACAGGAATACAGGCATTTAACTATTCGTCATCTTTCCCATATTTCTATAATTCTTTCTACGTTAGAAATTCATACGACCAAGTGTTTAAATGCTTAGACAGTAATAATGCGAAAGAAATAACAAATCATAACAACACAGGTTTACCTTCAACAGTAATGCCAATGATTAGTCTTGGTGGCGATCTTCCAACTAACCCATACGTTCAAACTTCAGACGGTTATAAATGGAAATACATGTACACCATTCCTGGAGGATTAAAACAAAAATTCTTTACCACACAATGGATGCCAGTAGTTACTGATACTGCAGTTTTAGATTCAGCTGTACATGGTCGTATTGATATTCTAAGAATTGTAAATGGTGGAACAGGTTACAATTCTAACGTCGCAACCAGTAACGCTGCAATTATTACAGTAACTGGTGACGGAACTGGTGCTAACATTGTGGCTCAAATTGATTCAACTGGGGCAATTACAGGTTATCAAATTCTAGATGGTGGTCAGGGTTACACTTATGCAAATGTAAGCATAAACCAGTCCACACCAACTGGCAATACAGCCGTACTAAGAGCGATCATTTCTCCAGAAGGTGGACATGGCTCCAACAACGCTCTGGAGCTTGGTGCAACCAATATTATGTTGTGCCCAGAGTTAATCTTCGACGAAGGTGGACTAGTTCCAGTGGGCTCTGGATTATCTCCAACACCATTTCAATATTATCAAATTTCAATTATACAAAACCCAGAAACCAGCGCAAATACATCTAATGCAGCTTCGGGTTCAATTTACAATGTAACCATTGGAATTTACACTGGTCCAGTTAAAGCTGGCTCTTTATTCCAGATGGGCGATACTGCCTATCAAGGTCTTGTCGGCAATCCAACATTTACTGGAACAATCGTGAATTGGGATAACGTAAATAATATTCTCTACCTAAATAACATCAGAGGATCATTTACTCCTTATTCTCAAATTCAGGGTAAATTGGGTGGATCTGCAACGGCATTTAATGAAGTTCCTCCAGGCATTCAAAGTTATACTGGGGATATTCTTTATGTACAAAATAGATCTGCAGTTTCACGTTCAATTGATCAGACAGAGCAGATTAAGATAGTAATCGAATTATAAGGTAACAAGAAATGCTAGATTTTGACTTATCGCCATATTATGATGACTTTAATGCGACAAATGGTGCAAACCAAAATGGTTACATGCAAATTCTGTTTAAGCCAGGATATGCTGTCCAAGCTCGCGAATTAACACAAATCCAGTCAATTCTACAAAACCAAATTGGCGAATTTGCTAATAATATTTTTGTAAATGGTTCTATCGTTTCTGGTTCAGAATTAACATACGACAACAGTGTAACTTCTCTACAATTACAACCATATCAAGGTAATATTCCAATTACACTTGAAGACTTCAACGATAAATTGATTGTTAATTATAACTCTGGTCCACAAATCATCAGAGCAAAAGTTATTGCCGTTGATACAAGTCTTGCAAGCAACACTTCCGCTGGTGCACTTGCCGTTAAATATTTAACAGGTATTGAATTTGCCGATGGCGATGAAATTCAAACTGTTGTTACTGGTGCTGAAAGTTCAGATATTGGTACACTTTTAACTGCCAATTCATCTAGTGCAGCTTCTATTGTAAGCATTAATGGTGGCGTTTTCTTTGTTGATGGATATTTCGTAACGCTAGATCCACAAACAATTATTTTAGATTCTTTAAGCAATCTTCCAACTTGCATGGTTGGTTTGAATATTGAAGAAAATGTTGTTAATTATACATCAGACTCAGCGCTACTTGATCCTGCTCAAGGATCATTTAACTATCAAGCTCCAGGTGCTGATCGTTATCAAATTAAATTAGTTCTAGCTCAAAGATCATTAGATTCCCCAGATACTTCTAAGTTCATCAGATTGATGACTATTGAAAATGGTGTTGTAACAAGTCAGCTTGGAAATCAATACATTAACAATCCAGTTCTTGCTCAAAGAACATATGATCAATCAGGCAACTTTACTGTAAAACCATTTATCGTTACAGCTGCTGATAATACTGCTGATTCTAATAATGCAACTTTCCTATTAGACATTGCTCCAGGCAGAGCATACGTTAAAGGATACGAGTTTGATACAACTGGTAAAATTTCTATTGTTGTTGACAAAGCTAGATCTACAAATACATCTAACAGTTATTTCTTAACTTTAGATTATGGCAACTATGTGACAACAACAAATGTCCATTCAGGTAATGCTGGATTCTTTAATTTGACACAATTCCCGAATGTTGATCTTCACATGATCACATCAGCTCAAATTAATACAGCAAACCAATGGGCATATTCTAATACAAAAATTGGTACAGCAAGAATCAGAGATATTGAATATGCTGGATCAAATTCTTTCTATGCATATTTAACAGATATCAAAACAAATCCGATTACTGCTAATGCTGGAAACGTTTCTTCTAATACACGCTATTTGAGTCTTCCTGCATATTTCTCAACTGTTGCTAATGCTTATATTGGCACAACAATCAGCATTGTTGCAGGTAACTCATCAGGCGACGTTAGAAACGTAGTTACCCATGACACTTCAAATGGTGCTCTTTATGTTGACGTTCCATTTAGTCAATTACCAAGCCCAAATACCCAGTTTGTGTTAAATTACGGAACACAAAGTATTCAAACAATGGTGCAGACTCCAGCAACATATACTGCTGCTAATGTCTATGCAACTCAAAATGCAATCAATGGTGGTGTTTATCCTGTGTTGGATATTTCACCATTGGGTCAAACTTCTGTTACTCCAGGATCAACTATTCCAGGAAATACGATTGTTTATCAAAGCACTGGCTACAACAATTTGTTGTTCCAATTACCAAACAGCTATGTTTCTCAAAATTCAATTAGTAAAGTTTCTTTCTATTCAAGAAAGACCTTACTTTCTCAAACATTCGCTTCTGGTAATTTAACAATTTCATCAGGTTCTGGTTTAAACACTGGTACTGAAGTTTTAACCTTTGGTGTCACAAACGGTTGGGTCAGCGACATTCTTGCAAACGAAGATGTGTTTGTTGTCGTTAAGAGCAATACAGGAAGTTCATTAGCGAACGGTACTGTTATCGTCTTTAATAAAAATGGCGGCGCATGTACTTCAGGAAATGGTATCTACCAAACCTCACCAACAAGTATGACAATTAATGTCTCAAATGGTGGAACGTTCACTGGTGATATTATTTTCACGCTTCAAGAAGGTAATCCAACTGGTGCTGAAACTTATGCTCGTAGAACAAAAACATTAGTTCCAGCAACATCATTTGTTCAATTACAAACTTATGACACACCATCAACTGCAACAGCTGTTCTTGGAGTTACTGGCGTCAGCGTAAACACCTCAACTGGATATATCTGGTTCAATGCCAGCTCGCCAATTACAAGTTTAACTGCTGGTGTTCCACAAAGTCTATATGTTCCAGACATTGTAAATATTGTTAAAGTTTATGATTCTGGAAACTTATCATATGCTCCAAACACAGTGAATGCAATTGACTTGACATCAAGTTTCTCATTCTCTACTGGACAAACAGACAACTATTACGATCACGCTTCAATAACATTGAAACCTGGATATCCAGCACCACAAGGTCAAGTTCTTGTTGTGACTCAATACTTTAGTCACGATACAACAGCTGGATTCTTTAATGCTGACTCATATTCATCATCAATATATTCATCTGGCGCAATTCCAGTATACAATTCTGCTAAATTGGGACAAATTAATTTAAGAGATACTATTGACTTTAGACCAACAAGAACTATTGGTACATTGTCAAATGTAACAACATTTACGCTTTCTCCGTTTATTACTCCTGATCCTGAATATCCAATGGAGTTAAACTATTCTTATTATCTTCCAAGAATAGACAAGTTGGCGCTATCATCAACACAAACATTTAAGTTGATTTCTGGAACACCATCATTGACTCCAGTTGCTCCACCTGATTCTGAAAATTCAATGACATTGTATAATATTAATGTACCAGCGTACACATATTACAGTTCTAATGTCGGATTGACATATGTCAACAACCAAAGATATACAATGGCTGACATTGGCAATTTAGATAGAAGAATAACTGCTATTGAACAATATGTTGTTCTGAGCCAATTACAACAAAGCGTTCTTCAACAATCTGTTGCATATCAAAATGGAACTACTGTTAAAAATGTTTATGGTGCTGTGACCGATTCGTTTGATGATAACAGCATTCTTGATGTAAACAATCCAGATATTTCTGTATCATTTTTTTCTGGTAATTGTGTTCCACAAATTGCATATACTCCAATTAAATTTGATTTTACTGGAAAAACTAATACTGGCGCATTTTTCCAAAACACTAATGATAAAACAACATCATTAACATTTACAGAAACTCCAATTATTACTCAAAATACTGCGACAACTTCTATCGAAGTTCAACCATATGCATTCGGCGAGTTCTTGGGTCATATTGCATTGTCTCCACAAATAGATTACTTCTATAGTCAGACATTGATTCCTGCAAATTATGATCAACCAAATAATCCACCACCAACCACCAGCAACACTAAACCTATTATTG